AACTCCTCCCGGTGGTGCTGATTCTACTGTAGTTACTAGTAATATTATAGAAAGAGCGGATGTTAAAGGAAAAGATCTTAACGCACCAAGATTATACAGAGAAATATCTACTCCAACAACAAGTTCCTCTATTGTTCGGAATAATTACAGATATTCTGGTATTTTCATTAATGGAGTTGAAATATTAAATTATAAATCAAATGATTTTGTTTATCACGGAAGATTAAACTCTATTGAGGTAACTTCTGGTGGTTCAGACTATGATATTATAAATCCACCCATCGTCCATATTGAAGACTCTGTTGGATCAGGTGCAACCGGTGTTTGTGCTGTTAGTGGTAGTCTTAAAGAAATTAGAATCATAGATCCTGGTTTTGATTATGTAGAGATTCCAAAAATAAAAATTACTGGTGGTAATGGAATAGGTGCTAAAGCTGAAGCAAATATGATTCCAGTTCATACTGCAAATTCTTTTAATGCTGCTGGTATCTCTACAACCGCAACGGGAATAGGAGACGTTGGTATTGGAACAACAGTTTCTATTATTGGATTTACAACTCATCATAGATTTAAAAATGGAGAGAGAGTTGTTTATAAAACTTTTGGCAAAAAGGCGATAGGTGGATTATCAACAGATGCTACTTATTATGCAGGAGTTTTATCTCCATATCAAATACAATTACACAATAATTTAAGTGATGCTGTTACTGGGGTTGGAACTATTACTCTTAGCAGTTTTGGTGATGGAACACATCAACTTAGATGTTTAAACGCTAAATCAGCGATTGGGTCAATAAGCATCGTAGACCCTGGTACAGGGTATCAGAACAAGCAGAGAACGTGTGCTCCTGCAGGTATTAACACTGCACTTAATTTTATCAGTATTCCTAATCATGGATATAAAACTGGGGAGATTATTAATTATACAGTTCAAGGAACTTCAATTGGCGGACTCTCGGCAGGGACAGATTATTATGTAACAGAGATTGATAATGACTCTTTTAGATTAAGTTCAATTGGTATAGGTTCTACTGCAAAAGATTTTTATTTTAACACAAATCAATATCAAAAACTTTCTAATATCGGTGTAGGAACTCATAATTTTAATTATCAACCAATTTCAGTAGAAGTTCTTGGTAATGTTGGTCTTGCCTCTGCTGGAGGGCGCGATTTTAAAGCGGTTGTTCAACCAGTATTCAGAGGTCAAGTAACTTCTATTCAACTAACAAGCACTGGAGTTGGATATGGAGTATCTGATGTAATTAATTTTAAGAGAGATCCTAGAGTAACTTTAAGATCTGGAACTGGAGCACAGTTAGAAGCAGTTATTTCTGCCAATGGACAAATATCAGATGTAGTTGTTAATCGACCTGGACAAGAATATAATTCTCCACCAGAACTCATTGTAAATGGAGTTGGTGAGGGAGCAAAACTAACTCCAAGACTTTCTAATGGAACAATTACTGGAGTTGAAATCATTAGTGCGGGTGTTGGTTATGGATCATCTACAACAACTATTCAAATTATACCTAGTGGTAAAGACGCTCAATTTGCAACTGAAATACAAACCTGGACAATTAATAGAGTTAAGAAAAATGAAAATAATTTAACCTCTGATGATGCGTTCTTAACAGTTTCTACCAATGCAACTGATGATTTACAAATATCTTATGCTTATGCACCTAGATCCTTAAGAAAAATTATTAATTCAGTTGATTCTGGTGGATCTGTTCTTTATGGTACAAAAGATCTTCAATTAGTCAATGGTGAAGAGACAACAAACACCGAACACTCAGGAATACTTGGTTGGGCATATGATGGTCATCCAATTTATGGTCCTTATGGATATGAAAATGCGACTGGCGGAAACATAGTTCAGTTGAAGTCTGGTTATGTTGTAGATTTAAAAGATAATAGACCCCCACTAAGTGCTTTCCCCCAAGAATTTTTTGTTGAAGATTTTACTTGGGTTGAATCGACTAGAGATTCAAGTTTAGATAGAAATAATGGAAGATTCTGTGTAACCCCAGATTTTCCAAATGGAACTTATGCATATTTCGCAACGATAGACACTACTGCATCCTCTGATGGAGTATTCAAAGGATTTAAGAGACCAATATTCCCATATTTAATGGGAGAGTCTTTTAATTCTAAACCAAACGAATTTAATTATGATAATAATTCAAATGAAATAAACTATGATGTTAGACAACATGGTTGGAGGAGAAATACTTATCCATACTCACTGAATAAAAAGAATAGTGGATATGATTACTTACAAAAACCATATGATTTTGTAGATTCAGATTCGACTATAAAAACCACTGAAAAAGGATATGTTACTTCTGTTGGTATAGAAACTGGTGGATCTAATTATCGAGTTAATGATCGTGTTATTTTTGAAAAGGAAAGTGGTACAGAATTTTTCTCTGCATCTAGGGTATCCAAAGTTAGAGGTAAAAATGTAACTTTAGTAAGTGCTGCTAAAACTAGCATATCTAATATTGAATTTTATCCCATAGGCAACGATTCATTTATAGGTATTGCTAGTGCTTCTCATAATCTTAAAGATAATGATATTATAAATTTATCTGGTATTTCAACAACTTCAGCAAGACTCGCTGGAGATTATCAAGTAGGGGTTACAACAAACACTTTAACAGTCTCTAAATTTATAGGAACTGTTAATTCTACAGGAATTGTAACTTTCATCGATGTTTCTACGAGAAGTTTTGAATATCCTCAAATTCAAGAGAATGATATTTTAACAATTGGAACTGAAACTGTCAAAGTTTTAAACATTGACAAGGGATCTTCTAGGTTAAGAGTTTTGAGATCTCAAAATGGAGTAGTTGGGGTATCGCACACAATAACCACTGCCATTAAAGAAGATCCTAGAAGATTTACAATTAACGTAGGTTACAAAACAACTTACAGTGGCAGAAGAAATAGAGAGTATTACTTCAATCCTGCCGAGTCCTTAGGAATTAGTTCATCTACGGCGACTGGTGCAGGATCAACGATTGTTTTTGCAAATCCTGGATCTGGTTCTACTTCTAAGTTTATTTTAGCACAACATTTATACTTACCTAATCATGGACTAATTACAGGTGACGAAGTTTCTTATCAACTTAATGGTGGATCTCCTATTGGAGTTCAGACAGAAGCCACTGCTGGTGTTGGTATCATAACTGATGGAACAAAAGTATTTGTTGCTAATTTAGGACGTGATTTTATCGGTTTATCTTCAGTCCGAGTTGGATTGGGAACCACAGGAACTTTTGTCGGTATAGCGGATACAACATCTCATTGCGGATTACTATATTTTGTTGGCGTTGGAACAGGAGTAAACCACAGTTTACAAACTAACCATAAAAATGTTGTTAAGGGTCAAATTGATAGAAATGAAGTAACTGTTTCTGTAGCAGGAACTCATGGTCTTTCTCGGAATGATACTGTTTTTGTTGAGGTAGATCCAATCATAACAAAAACTCAACAGGTTAGATATAACGCTCACAACAGAAAGACAGTAATTGGTGAATTAACTTTTACCCTTGCTGGTATTAGCTCAGACTCATCACTTAATATATCTGATCATGGACTGATTACTGGGCAAAAAGTTATTCATAGTGCTACAGCACCTGCTACTGGATTACTTAACAACCAAGAGTATTATGCCTATGTTGTTGATACTAATAATGTCAAACTATGTGAATCAATATATCAAACAAAACAACCAAGTCCAAAATTTGTAGATATATCAAATGATTCTTCAGGTTCTTTATTACCAGTAAATCCTCCTCTTAAATTCTATAAAGATACTAGTGTCAGATTTGACGTAAGTGATTCATCTCTATCTTATGTTCAAAATACGACCATATTACCTGCATTTACATTCAAGTTCTATACTGATGCTAACTATTCACACGAATATGTCACTGAAGGAAAAGACATTGATTTTGCAGTTCGACAGACTGGTACATTAGGAACTTCAGGCGCAAGAATAGATTTAGATATAACTGAAAATACTCCTAAAGTTCTTTATTACAGATTAGAACCTTTAAAGATTACTGGAAACCTGACAGTTAATTTAGAAGCGGTCATAAGTGAAGAGGTAAAAGATCATAATCAAATAGAAGTATTTGAAAGTCTTTATAGTGGACAACATATAATCAGCGGTGTGACAACGAATACATTTAAGTATTCGTTAGAAACTTTCCCCGAGTCTGTTTCTTATGCTAGCACAACATCGTCTGCATTAACATATACTACTAATTCTCCATTAGCATACGGACCTATCGCGGAAATTGATTCCAACGATAGAAGAAAGGGATATTCACAATTACCTGGTATTAGTTCAATAACTTCATCTTTGGGAAGAGATGCCGTTCTAAAACCATCTAGTAATACGATAGGAAAGGTTCTTAGAACCGATTTACAAAACATTGGATTTAATTATCCTACTGATCCAACTTTGGCACCGGAAGCACAACTTCCTCAAATTTTAGAGGTAACTACCTTCCGCAAATTTAATAGAATCGGAATCACTTCATTTGGACAAGGATATACAGTTCCTCCTGCTTTGATTGTTTTAGACGGAACTACTAAAAAGAAAATTAATGATATTGATATAAGATATAATTTAGGCGACACAAATGTCAGTATTCTTAAAAATTCTCAGTCATTAAACAACACTAATCCAATTATTCTTCCTTTGGATAATCCAAATGGAATTAGAGTTAGTAATTTAGTGTATGATGCTTCTGCTAAAACTGTAACTGCTACCATGGCGGAGGAATACAGTGAAAACTTCCCGCTTTCCATAGGTGATAAGGTTCTTGTAGAACACGCAAGTGTTGGAGTTGGAACCACTGCAAAAGGATTTAATTCGGAAGACTACGATTATGAGACATTTGAAATTATAGGAGTGCACGAGAGTCTTGGTGGAAACGTTGGTGTTGTAACTTATAGATTTAATAAACTTAGCGATACCGATTCAATAGGAAAACTTGATACTGTTAATTCTTCGATAACTTTAACACCAGAAAAATATTTTCCAATATTTAATTTTGATTTAGTATCTAATAATTTCCAAGTAGGAAACACCGTCGTATCTGGGGACTCTGAAGGAGTTGTTTCTCGCTGGGATGAGGTTAGTTTGGCGCTTACGGTTGAAAGTGCTGATGACTTCTTAGTTGGAAGTGTAATTGAAGAACCAGCAACTGGATCTAAAGCAACTATCACCAACAAATTTGATTTTGATACAGAATACAATTTAGATTATTATTCTATTGTAGATAATGGTTGGCAAACAAGCATTGGATTCCTAAACAAATTTGATCAAAAAATACCTGATAATGATTACTATCAGAACTTCTCATATTCTATTAAATCAAAAGTTCCTTTTGATGATTGGAATGACGTTGTAAGCACTTTACTTCACACTACTGGATTTAAAAAATTTGGAGATCTTCAGGTTGAATCTACACTCGTTGGTGAGGAAAAAGATGCATTAGATATACGACCAGTGGATGCCACCACCATTGAAATTGATATGATTAGTGTTGGTGATTTAGAATGTGTTAATAACTTTGATTTTGCAACAGAAAACTTCTTACAAGGTGATACTGATTTTTCTGATGAAATAACATTTAAAACTAGACTTATTACTGATTATTCCGAGTCTGTTAGCAACCGAGTCTTAAGTATAGATGATATCAGCGGATTGTTCAACAGCAATAGAAGAACAACTCCATTTGAAGTGGTGTCAAGATTATCTTTACAAGATGGTCAAGCAGCTAAATTCCTATGTCTTGTTAAAGACACCATATTTACCGCAGAGAGACAAATGTCTCTCGTTACTGTAGTAAACAGTAGAGTAAATGGTCAGTCAATGATTAGTCAATACGGAGATGTCGATACTGTATTAGACTTAGGATCTTATGACTATGGTATTGAGGGTGGTGAAGGAGTTCTGCAATTCTTCCCAACCAAATTTAAATTAAATCGATATGCTTTATCTGTCTTTAGTTACAGTTTAGATAGATTAGGATTAAACACAGAATCTATCGGTCTTGGAACAGCAAATATTGGGGTTTCTACTGCATCTAGTTTCCCTGGGTCTTTAGTTAGTGTTGCAAGTTCAAATATACTCATATCTGGTATCACAACAACTAATTTGATTACTCTTGGGGGAATAGGAACAGAGTCTTCTAACACAAGAGCTGCAAAACTTCTTGTTAGTGTTGAAAACTCAAATGACAAGACAGAGTTTGAAGAGATTAGTATTATTCATAATGATTCATCTGTAGAGGTACTTGAATATAATCAATTAACAAATCACACCCTCGATTCACAAAGCGGTTCTACAGGATTGGGAACAATCGGAGCAACTTTGTCTGGCAAAGATATAGTTGTAACTTACAGTCCAATCGCAGGAGTTACAACTACTTTTGTTAATGTTCTTGCCGTAGGATTCTCTTCTGAGGGTTACCTTGGAGTTGGAACTGATGCATATGCCTTTACAAAATTATCAGCAGAAGGTATTGATATTGCGTCATCTGGAAGTCCAACAGCAACCACTGTTGGTAGATATGGCAATCCTGCAGACACCGATGTTGATGCTGCATATGGAATCGCTGTTGTCTCTGATAAAACAAATAATATCCATGAGATGTTTGAATTTACTATTGTTGATGACGATACAAATATATCTTTGACTGAATTTGCAAATGTTGATACCTCGGGCACTCCATCACCAGTTGGATTGGGAACCTTGGGGGCAACTAGATCAGGCAATACAACACTGATTAACTTTACTCCAAATCCAAGTATTAATGTTCACGTTAAAACCTTTATCAATAAAATGTCTATTGAGAGGTTTGACAATGTGGATCAATTTGATAAGGATTTAAACTGTGCGTTATTAAAATCTAATTTTGATACTTATACAGGAACTGAGATTACTGTTAGAAGAGATTTCCCATTAACTCATAAGAATGATACGATCTTTACTAAAGAGTTTAATGCATCAGATAGTAATGTTGTCAATTTAACCGACAATACACTATTCTTACCTAATCACTTCTTTGTAAGTGGACAAGAACTGGTATATGATAGCCCATTAGGAATTAAAACTGACTTTATTTCAATTGCATCAACTAACGGGTTTGTTGGTGTTGGAACAACTACAACTCTACCAAGAAGTGTATTCTGTATCAAGGTCAGCGAGGACAAAGTAAAACTTGCTACAAGTGCAGCAAATGCTCTTAAGAGAAATCCAGTCTCTGTTGCATTTACTGGTGTTGCAGCAGGTAATGATCATACCCTTACTGCAAAGGATGCAAACTCCAAGGTGATAGTGGCAATTGACAATATGATCCAATCTCCTATTGTTGCAACTTCAGTGACCACTGGATTATCTACTTCAGCAACTCCGGGTAAGGATATCCTGTTCTTCACTGGTATAACTTCATTCTTTGCTGGAGATTTTGTAAAACTTGGAACCGAGGATGATGATGAAATTGTTAAAATTGTTTCTATTGGAATAGGAACAACGAATGCTGTTAAGGTTCGTCGTAACTGGTTTGGAACAGGATTAGGAGCACATGCTAAGGACACCTTAGTTACAAAGATTGAAGGTAATTATAACATCGTTGATAATACGATTAACTTTGCAGAGGCACCTTACGGTAACAGACCTATTGGATCTGCTACTGACCCACCATCATTTAGAGATTGGACTGGTATAACGACATCATCTACTTTCTTTGGAAGATCATTTATGAGAAGTGGACCTCCAGGTTCAACTGTTGAGACTTATACTAAGAATCACATTTATGATGATATTTCTCAAGGATTCGATGGTTTAACCAGAGAATTTATTCTAACCTCTGACAAACAAAATCTGACTGGTATCACTACCTCTACATTGATTCTTGTTAATGGTATTTTCCAGGGATTGGGACAAGATTCTAATTACACAGTATCTGAAACTGCAGGTATCACTTCAATTAGTTTCACGGGAACTGCAAGTTCTGTATCTTATGATGTTAATAATGCAAACATTCCTGTTGGTGGTGTTCTCCTTTCTGTAGGATCAACCACTGGATTTGGATATCAACCTCTTGTCGCCGCTGGTGCAACTGTTACTATCTCTGCAGCAGGAACTGTCTCCTCTATTTCCATTGGTAATAGTGGTTCTGGTTATAGAAGTGGAATTCAAACAGTTAATGTTGCTGTTGCATCCTCCTCAACAGGAACTCCAATTTTAGAGTTTATCGGAACTGCCGCAATAAGTGGTGGTCATATTGTTAGTATCGCTGTTACTAATCCAGGTGCAGGATACACTTCCACTAATCCACCTGAAGTTATTATCGATCAACCTTTGTCATATGAAAACATACCACTTGTTTATGCATCAAATTCAACTGGTGTTGGAACAGGAGGTAAAGTTGACATTGTTGTTGGACAGGGATCTAGTATAATTGAATTTAATATTTCTAATACAGGATTTGGATATAAAGTTGGACAGACGTTAACGATTGGTATTGGCGGAACTGTTGGAATTCCTACAGATCCAACAAAAACTCTTAATGATTTTGAAATAACAGTAGATAGGGTTGATGGAGATTCGTTTAACGCATGGTCTGTTGGCGAGTTCCAAGTTTTGGATGAATTCTCTTCACTGTTTAATGGACAAAGGGTGGTATTCCCAATTAAATCTGAAGGAGAATTCTTATCCATTGTTGCTGCTAAGGGTTCAAATATCAGTATCCAAGATAACCTTCTCATCTTTATCAACGATATTATACAAGTCCCTGGAGAATCTTATGAATTCTTAGGTGGTAGTTCTATTAGATTCCTTGAGGCACCAAAATCGGGTGACTCAGTTAAAATCTTACTATACAGAGGAACTGGAGAAATTGATGTTAATGATGTTGATGTAACGGAAACCGTTAAGGTTGGTGATACACTACAATTTAAGAGTGGTAATTTTGAACAAAATCAAAATAAGAGATCAGTTTCTACAATCATTTCTGCAAGTTCTGTAAACACAAATGTCTATCCTGGACCAGGATTGGCTAAAAATGAAAAAGCAGAAAGACCTATAACATGGTGCAGACAAAGAGATGATGTATTAATCAATGGAAAAATTATTGATAAGTCGCGTGGTCTATATGAACCAAACATTTTCCCAACAGCATATATCATCAAATCTGTTGGTGTTGGATCAACGGCAATATACGTTGATAATGTAAGACCTGGTTTTAACCCAATCAATGAGTCTCAACTCTCAGTGGCATTCCAAAATAAAGTTTCCGTATTTGATTATAGCGTGCCAGTTGGTGCTGCCGCGACTGCTAATGTTTCTGTAGCTGGAACAATAACGTCTATTACATTATCTGATGGTGGTGTGGGATATTCCACAACCCCAGACGTGACTATAGGTAATCCTGTTGGATTGGGAAGCACGTTGAGAGCAACCGCAGTTGCATCCCTTACTGCTGGTGTTGTTACCGGCGTAACTATCACTGCACCTGGAACCGGATATACCTCCACCAATCCTCCAGTCGTTCTGATTGGACCTCCAGCAGGACCAGAGACAGAGAATAACACCATAACCTCATATAGTGGAGACTTTGGCGTTATTACTGGAATTAGCACCACTTCTGTTGGTGTTGCATCTACCGGAATTGTATTTGACTTACTAATTGAAGCAAATTCTCCATTGAGAGATAACACTGGTGTTACTGCACAAACAACAACTAGTGGAATAGCTACCGGTGATTACTTTATTGTTTATGAGTCTAATGTTGGAAGTGGAGTGACTGCCCTCGATGAAAGTGGTAATACAATTGGTGTTGGCAATTCTTTCCTAGATAATATCTACAGGGTTGCTGATGTCTCTATCGCCAACACATCTTCGATTGGAATTGGAACTACTAATGTTGCTAGAGTCACTGTTAGTATCGCACATTACAATGGATTCACCGCTGCTGGTCTAGCAATCAGTAGTTTCTATGGAAGATATAGTTGGGGTAAACTTCTATTCAGTGAGAGAGAAGGATTTAAGTCCTATGATGCCATTACTTCTAATGGTGTGGTTGGAATTAAAACTGGACCATACATTATAAGACAAACCGCATACAAGTCAATTGGGTTTGTAACCTAATAAATAACTAAAAAAATTACAAAAATGTCTGCCATTATAACTGATCAGATAAGGATATTGAATGCTAAGAATTTTGTAGCCGGATTCAATACGGTTGGAAAAGCATATTATAGTTTCGTCGGACTTCCAAATCCGACGATAATTGATGCTGATTGGAATAATGACCCTCCGGCACCTATTGATAATTTTGCCAATGAGAATTCGACATGGGATACTATAATTGCACTTAAGAAAATTACCTCAGATGATGCTAAACAGGTAGTATCAAAAAATGTCTGGGCGTCTGGTAGAACTTATGATTATTATAGACATGATTATAGTATAAACAATACCCCTAAAAACTCTAACGGAACTTCATTATATTCCTCAAGTTATTTTGTTTTAAATAGCGATTATAGAGTTTACATCTGTCTTCAGAATGGAACTGACCCAGAAAATGTAAATGGAAGACCATCACTGGATGAACCAAGATTTACTGATTTAGAACCAAGAGCTGCAGGAACCAGTGGTGATGGATATATTTGGAAATATTTGTATACCATCAAACCATCGGATATTGTTAGATTTGACAGCACCGATTACATGCCAGTTCCCTCAAATTGGGAAACTAGCAGTGATGATGCTGCTGTAAGAGACAATGCTGTTGATGGTGGACTTAAAACTGTAATTGTTAAAAATCGTGGAGTTGGAATAGGAACTGCAAATAGGACTTATACTAAAGTTCCCATTAAGGGTGATGGTTCTGGGGCAGAGTGCACGGTAACAATTAACAACGATTCAAAGATAGGTAGCGTTGTAGTTTCAAATCAGGGATCTGGTTATACTTTTGGTAATGTAGATTTGATTGCAGGAGGTGTTCCCTCTCCAAATGAATATCCTGTTTTAGATGTAATTATTCCCCCTAAAGGTGGACATGGTGCGGACATCAATAGAGAACTTGGTGCAACGAATGTTCTTTTATATTCAAGGGTTGAAAATGACGTAGAAAACCCAGATTTCATCACAGGTAATGAAATTGCTAGAATTGGAGTTGTAGAAAATCCTTTAGCATTTGGTAGTAATCAAATTTTAACGTTAGACAAAGCAAGTGGTGTCTATGCTCTTAGATTGACTGGAGTTGGTTATAGTTCAGCGATTTTTACAGAGGATACTGTCGTTCAGCAGACAATTGGAACTGGTGTTACTGCCATAGGCAAAGTTGTTAGTTATGACCAGGTTACTGGTGTTTTAAAACTATGGCAAGAGAGAACTT